TCGCAGCAGAGATTGACGAGGCGATACTGATAGGAGGGGAGAATGGCAACGGAACCAACGGGAAGGGCGGGGCGTGAGTCGTGAGGGCATTTATTGCGGTGCTGATAGTGATTGGGGCGGCGGTCGTAATGAAGGAGAAGAAGATCGGTGAGCAGCTCCGCAAGCTCAGGGAGGGGCGCGGCATGTCGCAGACGGACCTGGCGAGGAAGGTGCGCTGCTCCCAGGAGAACATCTCGGTGTACGAGAACAGCGACATGAGCATGCAGCTCGGCACCATCAAGCGGATAGCCAAGGCGCTCGGGGCAAGGGCCACGCTGGTTATCGAGGAGGTCAAGCGTGCCGACGCTGTACCCGCTGACGGCTGAGGACTTCCGCGATCTCGCACACACAGACGACCTAATCGACAGCTTCAGTTGGACCATCAAGAGAACTGGTGAGCCTTGCAGGCGGCACCTGTTCTCGTCCCTGAGGCTCGCCCAGCAGGTGGGGATGCGAAAGGAGTACGGGCGCAAGTACTGCGTGCACTGCCATGCGAAAGGATAGGGAGATGAACTCGCTGCGGAGCAAAATACGAAGCGACTCCGCTCATGGTTGGAGAACAAGAAGCAGCGCAAGAGCGCTAGCGGTGGGAGTGCCGTTGAGCAAACGAGCTACTTGACAAGGCTTTCGGCGACAGCGATACCATTCCGGTGTGGACAAGGCGGCTAGAGACCGGCTCGCACGGCACCTCGCGACCCTCCCGCTAGAGCAGCGCAAGGTCGTCCTCGACCAGATTCAGGGCTACGTCCCGCCCGTGCGGCGGACGAAGTACATGCCCCCGACGCTCTCCTTCAAGCAGGAGGCGTTCCTCCGCGCGCCCAACCTGGAGATTCTCTACGGCGGGGCTGCCGGTGGCGGCAAGACTGCCGGGATGCTCGCGGCTGCGCTCCAGTACGCGGACCAGCCGAACTACGATGCGCTCATCATCCGCAGGACCCACGCAGAGCTGGAGATGCCCGGGGCCACGATCTCCCTGGCTAAGCGCTGGCTGGGGGGCAGCGACGCCGCATGGGTCAAGGGGAACCATTATGAGTTCCCCCTGGGGGCCACGCTCAACTTCGGCTACCTCTCCCGCGACGACGACAAGTGGCAGTACCAGTCTGCGAACTACAACTTCATCGGCATCGACGAGGCGGCTGAGTTCCCGAACGAGGACACCTACAAGTTCCTGTTCTCGCGGCTCCGGCGCGGGGCCGAGATCAAGATTCCCTCGCGCATGCGCCTGGGGGCGAACCCGATCGGGCCTGGGGCCAACTGGCTCAAGCGCAGGTTCATCACCTGCCCGTTCGACCCGGCGCTCGCCGAGGAACCCTGTGAGGTCTGCCAGCACTACCACTGGAAGGACCACTGCGACGCCGAGAAGTGCGACTGCCCCTACAACCCCAACTCCGAGCCCCGCCTCTACATCCCGGCGCGCCTTGAGGACAACCCGTTCCTCGACAAGATCGCCTACAAGCGCTCGCTCTCGAACCTCGACCCGTACACGCGCGTCGCGCTTGAGAGCGGCGACTGGAACGCGAAGCCCCCGGGCAAGATGTTCCGCCGCGAGTGGTTCATCCCCGTGCCGGGCGGCCCAGCCGACCCGTTCACCGCACGCGTGCGTTTCTGGGACCTGGCCGCGACCGCCGAGGACAAGAACAAGAACCCGAGCTATACCTGCGGCGCGAAGCTCAGCTACCACAACGGGCTCTATACGGTGGAGCACGTGGTGCGAAAGCGCGCCACCCCGGGCGACGTGAAGGATCTGGTCAAGACGACCGCATACGCCGACGGCCCGAGCGTGGCGATCTGGATCGAGCAGGAGCCCGGGTCGTCCGGCATCGCCGTGATCGCGGACTACATCAGGTTCCTGCCGCAGTTCGTCGTGCGCCCGTTCAAGGCGACGGGCGAGAAGACCGTGCGGGCCGCGCCGTTCGCCTCCCAGTGCGAGGCCAAGAATGTGCGCATGGTGACGGCACCCTGGAACGAGCCCTACCTTGAGGAGATGGAGCAGTTCCCGAGCGGCACGGTGAAGAACGACCAGGTGGACGCGAGCTCGGGCGCGTACAACGTGCTAGTCAACTACCCGGACTTCTCCGCGATCGCCAGCTACGGCGAGCGGACGAAGCCAGACTGGAACTTCGGATGAAAATGTTCCAAGTGGCGATAAAGCTGCTGCTCGACGAGCTTGAGACGGGGACACACACCTGCTGCACGAAGTGCGCGGCCCTCGGGTTCATGATCAACTGCGTGATGACCTTCTTCATGGCCACGCGCCCCGACCTGTCCGACGAGGACCAGAAGAACATGACGCTCGCGCTGAGCGCGATGGTCGTCGGCGGGGAGTGGGCCGAGCTGAAGGTCATGATGGAGAAGATGTTCGAGGGCCTCTCGACGGAGGAGGTCGACGCGGTGAACGAGACCGCGACGAAGAACCGCGACGAGTACATGACGTTGCGCGGGAAGGTGCAGTGAACTGGTACTGCCAGGAGTGCCAGCGCTTCGTCGGCGCCGAGCCGGGCACAGAGCACGACGGCCACAAGCAGCGCATCGTCGGCATCCGCGACGACATCCTGAAGGACGCGATCAAGCGGCTGATCTTCGAGCTGCGCGTCACGGACAGGCTCGTGGAGTTCAAAACGTAGCCAAGTCCGCCCCGTTGTGATACAGTCCCGGCGACCACGGCGCTATGGTGCGCAGGGAGAGCCTGCGACGGGTTTGTCTCGGACGCGCTCTCGCCGGCCGCCGAGTACTCTTCCCCTATGAAACACGCCGTGGTCGCCAACAGACCTGAGCGACGACTATGGCAACGCGCCCCCAGTCAAAGCGTAAGTTCAAGTCCACCATCCCGCCGAAGCGCCCCAGCAGCAGGGGCGGCGGCAACACGTCCGGCTTTCCGCTCGGCTCCGAAGTCAGCACCGTCAGCTCGTACCTCTACCTGACGCGCCCGTACCCCTACAATCCCGACGACATCATCGGGAAGAAGGGGGTCAGGAAGTACACCGAGATGGCGCGCGACGAGCAGATCAAGGCGGCGATGCTCGCCAAGCAGTTCTCCGTCATCGCGCCCGGTTGGGAGGTCGTCCCGTCCGCCCACGAGAAGCAGTCCGAGAAGGACGACGCCGAGGACGTGGCCGACTTCGTCGAGCAGAACTTCAACGACATGGCCGGCAGCTTCGACACCAAGCTGATCGAGATGCTGAGCGCGCTCATCTACGGGTACTCGGTCGCGGAGAAGGTCTTCTGGCTGATCGACTACGGCGACTACGAGGGCCGGGTCGGGCTGAAGGAGCTGAAGTTCCGCAACCCCGAGGGGTTCGACTTCGACATGGACCCGTACGGGAACCTGTACCCCGACGGCGTCCTCCAGGCGCAGCGCCGGCTCCCCGCCGAGAAGTTCGTCATCTACAGCTACCGCAAGAAGTTCTCGAACTACTACGGCGACAGCGACCTGCGCGAGTGCTACAGGCCGTGGTGGGCCAAGGACAACGTGATCAAGTTCATGATGATCACGCTGGAGCGCTACGGCGAGCCGACCTGGGTGTTCAACGCCTCGGGCGGCCTCAGCGGCGAGACGAAGTCGCTGCTTGAGAACTTCATGCGGGACATCCAGAGCAAGTCCGGGCTGATCCTGCCCGACACGATCCAAGCCGACCCCAAGAGCCCCGCCACCGACGCCGGGCGCACCTACATCCCCGTCCTGGAGTACCTCGACGGCCTGATCAGGGGCGCGCTCGGCCTGCCTTCGCTGATCGGCGCGTCCACCAGCGAGAAGGAGGTGGGCAGCCTCGCGCGGTCGCAGACGCAGTTCGACCTGTGGGTGACTCTCATGGAGTACATCCGCCACGACGTGGAGGCGAACCTCAACGAGCAGGTGATCAAGCCTCTCGTCGACATGAACTTCGAGGTGCTCGACGGGCTCTATCCGGTGTTCCGCTTCAAGGCGCTCACCGAGGACCAGAAGACCAAGCAGTTCGAGGAGTACCTGAAGGGGCTCAGCGGCAAGGCCCTCACCAAGACGCGCGAGGACGAGAACTTCTTCCGCGAGCGCCTGGAGATGCCGCTCCTGTCCGAGGACTACCCGGTCGCGGGCGAGGTCACCCCCGAGATGCAGCAGCAGCAGGACCAGATGGCGAAGGAGCAGCACGACGCCATGATCGCCACGATGAACGCGAAGGCGGAGAACGGCGGCGCCGGGCTGCCGGGCGGCGGCGGCTTCCCGCCGAAGGCCGCGAAAAAGGACAACGCGGAGGCGGAGGCCGTAGTCGGCGATGTCGTCAGGCCGCAGCAGCAGGAGCTCAAGTTCGAGACCGAGAAGGAGCGCCACGCCCGCGAGTACCGCGAGTGGAAGGACAAGCAGCTCCTCCAGGACCACCTGATCAACCACGAGCGCAACCGCGACCTGACCGGCCCGGACGCGCGCCACGTCTCGACCTACATGCACGGCACGGTCTCCATGCAGTACCTCGACGTGCCGGGCGTGGACGAGATGCACCGGGCGATGGGCATGGAGCCCGACCTCGACACCGAGCCGAAGAAGTACGCGCAGGCGCGCGCACGGCTGTTCAACAAGCAGCCGAAGCGCCGGGTGCCGCTCTCCGACATCCGCTTCACGCAGACCCACGTGCACAGCGGGCGCGTCGAGGAGATGTCGCACGACCCCGAGGCGCTGAACAAGCACGTGCAACTCCTCAAGGGCGGCGGCTCGCACTACCTCATGGACGGCCACCACAGGGTCGTCGCCCGCCACCTCGCCGGCAAGAAGTTCGTGCAGGCGCAGGTGTTCGAGCCGAAGAAGAAGTTCTGGGACGAGGACGCCCACCCGAGGCACCCGTCCGGGTCCGACCGTGGGGGAGAGTTCGCACCGAAGGGCGAAGGGGACCGCGCTGGCGAGGCCAAGGGACGCAAGGAGGGCTCCGGCAGCATAGCTGACCTGATCAGCCGGCCGACCCCCGAGAATCCGAATATTGACGCAAATAAAGACGGAATTACCGATGCGGCCAGGGTCGGAGTGCCCGGACTCCAGACTCCGCCTCCGCCCCCAGATATTCCACGACTCCCCAACCTGACACATGAGGAGCGGGCCGTGGAGAGCAACTTCGCGGAGGCCTACGAGGCGAACCCGTCCGACATGGTGTCCGCATACCTCAATCAAGTGACGACTTCCGGCGCTCCGAACACCTTCTCCACCGACGACGCGAAGATGCTCTCGCCCGACTACGCGCGGAGCAACGACAACAAGGCCGTCTACAACGTGGCCGTGCATCAGACGGCCAACGCAGTCGCGAAGAACGCCTTCGCGCGCTACCTCGACGAGGTGGTGTCGAAGCTGCCGAAGGACCAGCAGACGATCCTCGTCACAGCCGGAGGCGTGGCCGCAGGCAAGGGCTATGCGCTCGGGAACATCGACTCGGCGAAGTCCGTGGCGTCGAAGGTCGGCGCTGTGTGGGACACGGCCGGCGAGCAGAACTCGACCGAGCTGCCCTGGGTCATGGACGAGGCGGCGAAGCGCGGCATGCGCGTTGTCTACGCCTACGTCGACGCCGACCCGATCACGACCTTCGAGCGGGTGGTCTCGCGCGCGCAGAAGACGGGCCGCATGGTCGACGCCGACCTCTACGCAGACAGCTACGCGATCGGCGCGCGCAACTTCCAGACCTTCGCCTCCAAGAACTCCGGCAAGGCGGACTTCCTGTACCTCTCGAACCGCACGGCCAAGCCCTCGCTGCTCGACAGCTTCCCGAAGGACGCTCTCGTTGACCGTGAGACCGTCTATCGCGCGGCGAAGAAGTATGTGTCAGCAAAGGCAGACAGCCTGAGCCCCGCCGTGCTCGCGGGTGCGACCATCGGAGAGCGCCTGTGGCACTGAGCCTCGTCGACGAACTCAAGCATGGGATGCTCCAGAACCTCACCGAGGCGATGGCGGACCCGGACGCGTGGGACGAGAAGGAGGCTGAGCGCCAAGAGGGCTTCCACCCGGTCGACCTCGACGAAGTAAAAAAAAACAGCTTCCCTGATCACAAGGGCAGGCCGGGACTGAGGGGCGGCAGCCTGCCGCGAGGCGAGTCCGACCAGGAGGTGGACGAGCTGAAGGAGAAGGCCGTCAAGTCGGGGGGCTTCACCTACAACCCCGTGCGCTGGAAGGACCGCGAGCCGCCGAAGAACGGCTTCGCGCTGAGCGTGCGCAAGGACACCGAGAAGGTCGTGGACCTCAGCGCCAAGCGCGACGAGCTGCGCAAGCAGCTGAAGCAGTACATCCACGAGCACCGCGCCGACATCAAGGCGCAGGGCAACTTCCTCGGCGGCTGGATCGACAACGGCAAGCTCTACCTCGACATCTCGAAGGTCGTGGGCGAGAGGCAGAAGGCGATCGAGCTGGCGCAGAAGGCGGACCAGCTGGCGATCTTCGACCTGGGCAAGGGCGAGACGATCGACGTGAAGAAGGCGGCGTGATGCCAGAGGCGAAGTACGTACTGATCGACATCCAGGAGGGCGACGACGAGGACGCCGCGATCGAGCGGCTGCTCGACGAGCTGGTCGGTCCAGAGCCGGCGCCAGACATCCGCGAGAATGCCGAGTGGGACGAGTCGAAGCACCCGAGGAAGCCCAAGGGCGGGGAGTCGGGCGGCGAGTTCGCTCCGAGCGGCGACTCCGGCGCGGGCAAGCCGAAGACCAAGGCGGAGCTGCGCAGGGCGAAGCGCGAAGAGGACAAGTTCTGGAACTCCCACTACGTTCACTCCGACATACAAGGCATAGAGAAGGGGACGAGCGAGGAGAACCTGAAGTCGATCTTGAAGAACGGCTTCAGGGGCGGCCCGCACGTGAACCTGCTACCGGCGTTCGGCTTTCGCGGTCCGCGCGACAGGGCCGACATCATGAGCTTCAACTACTGGCCCAAGAAGGGGTCGATAGTCTACCTCGTGCCGGAGTCCGACATCGTCGTCGTGCACGGCACCGCCAGGGTCAAGACAGGCTGGAAGCCCGGACCCAATCAGGTGTTCCGCATAGACGACCCGGACAAGTCGCTGTATGACTACTACCGCGAGGCCTCCGGCAAGAAGTATGAGTGGCAGGAAGAGGCGCACCCGCGTCATCCTTCCGGCAGCGACAGAGGCGGAGAGTTCGCTCCCAAAGGGAGTGACAGTGCGGCTAACGGCAAAGACTCCGAGAAGAAGACATCAGGCACGGTCGAGGGCATCGTCGACCCGTCAGAGCTGATCGTCACGAGCGGCTCCGACGCAGGACCGGGCTTCTCCCCTGAACAGGTCAGGGAACGCGACCGCGTCATCAACTCGATAGACGCGGTCGCCCGGAACTGGCTCCACAACAAGACGGGCGGCGACAGGGAGCCCACGCGCGGCGAGCTGGCGGAGATGATGAAGTTCGTGGGCACGAAGTACGGCGACCAAGTGGACAAGATCATCGCCGACTTCTCCGACTACACGAAGTACCCGGACCGGCCGGCGATCCACCTCGTCGTCGGCGAGAAGAACGTCCCCGACGTGTGGCTGCTCGGTTGGCGCGAGGAGCAGAAGGGCCTTGAGGCCACCCCGATCCACGACCACGGCGCGAGCGAGGCCGGCATCTACGTGCACAAGGGCTCGGTCAACGAGCGCATCTTCGCGATCGACAAGAAGGACTTCGGCAAGGACACGCTCGCCTTCCACGAGGTCGACCGTGGGCTGAACGAGGGGTCGGGCATCACGATCAACGCGCCCTACCTGCACGACATCGGCGCCTCCCACGGCGAGAAGCTCTCGGTCACGGTCCACGCCTACTACCCGCCGCTGAACGACATGGGCTTCTACGAGGTGAAGGGCAAGAAGCTCGTGAAGTCGGGCTCCTGGAAGGAAGACCCGAACGTCATGAAGGCCAAGGGCTTCCGCGACCACACTTTCCCCTGCTACCACTACCACAGGCGCAAGTACCACGAGGAGACCCCGTGGGGCGTGCACGCCTACGAGTGGGTCGGCTCAAAAAAAAAGTCCGTAAAAAAGTTTGAGTGGAACGAAGAGGACCACCCTCGTCAGCCCGGAGGGTCTGAGAAGGGCGGCGAGTTTGCGCCGAAGGGCGGCGGGCTCGCTGAGCAGAGGACGGCCGCGATCGCGGATGTCTCCAAGCTCGCCGACACGATCATCAACAAGGAAGTCGAGGTCGATGTGCTCGAGGAGGACAAGTTCCACGTTCCTGAGAGCTGGGATGATGTGTCAGAGAGTGATCAGGACGCCGTGAAAGAGCAGTGGATCGACGACAACAAGCAGGAATACTACGAGTCCGCGGTCGAGAATTGGTGGGAGACCGAGGCGATCGAGAGCGCACGCAGCTACGCCGTGTGGCAGGAGAAGGACTGGGCCAAGGAGAAACTGTCGGAGCTGCTCGAAGAGCACGGCGTCGACCTGGAGAAGAGCGGGCTGCTGGACGAGAAGGGCGAGCTCAAGGAGGAGGTACTAGGCGAGCTGTGGGACAAGGACGCGGACAACGAGTACGCGTTTCGGTACAACGGCCAGAGCGGCAAGTGGAACGACGACAAGGGCCTCTCCTACGACAGCCGGAAGTACGAGCTAGTCGACAACTCGGGGCTCGTCAGCCCGGAAGCGCTCGGCGAGATGGTCGACTCCGAGGGCAACAACCTGTTCGTCGGGTCCGAGGCGTTCCCTGGCCAGCTCGGCCTGGCAGGCGTGCCCAAGATGCCGTCGTCGTCCGAAACTGCCAGCGACCTGCTTAACGACTTCGAGAGGGCCGTGCTTGAGAAGACCGACGACCCGCAGAGCTTCATGGAGGCGCCCGACGCGGAGTACTTCCAGGACAGCATCAACGACTACATCGGCGAATCGTTCGATGAGAAAGACGACAGCGAGAAGTTCGAGCTGGCCAAAGATAAGTACGGCAGCGACTGGGACGACAACGAGCGCGGCGAGACCGTCACGGCCACGCTCACGCCTCCGTCCGAGTGGAAGCTCCTGAGCGACGGGCGCGACTACGAGCGCACCAAGGCGATCGGCAACGAGCTGAGCAAGGAGCGGTTCCTGCAAGTGCTCGCAGATCGCGGGATCAAGAGCAATTCAGACCGCGCGGCGCAAGCAATCAAAGATGTCTGGTCGAGCTGGACTGGCGACTCAGGTGGGCGGCTCGCCTACGCGATGCAGGCGGCGGCAGCCGACGAGCTGGGTGGGAACTTCTACAAGAGCCGCGACAAAGACAAGGCGGATGCGGTCAATGACGCGAACGAACTCTTTCCGGGCGGATACGACGGTCTCAAAGCCTACGTGCGCGCGCAGTGGGAAGTGAACCAGTACCTGTTCGACAAAGCCAAGGTCGACCACCTCGACCTGTACCGGGCGGTCATGGTGCCGACGAAGAACCTGGAGGGCCACACGCAGAAGATCGTCATGGACTCGACTTACGGCGGCATGCCGTACTACACAGCCGTGCCCACGATGTTCATCCATCAGAACGGCGCCGCGTCGTTCACCGCCAAGGAAAGCGTCGCCAACAACTGGAACGGCGTCGGCTACCGACCCGACGAGCCTTCGGAGCGCGTGGTGATCCGCGCGCGCGTGCCCTCGACGGCGGTCCTCTCTCTGCCGGTGTTTGGCAAGAACCTGGCGAGCGAGGAGGAGGTCGTCGTCACTGGGCTCCCGTGGAAGTCCTGGGACGCGTGGCGAGGCCGCGCGCCGAGCAACGAGGAGTTCAACATGCTCCACCCGCGCGGTCCAGACGGAAGATTCGTTGACAAGCCGGGCGGCTCCGACGCAGAGAAGAGGGCGGCATGAAGAAAAAAGAGGCGAGCGGACAGTTCGGCGGAAGGGTGCCCGATGGCGCGTTCGTGATCCCGCCGCTCGACCTGCCGCTGGAGCGTCCGCACTGGCTCTCGGGCGGCGCCGGCCAGAAGGCGCAGATCAAGGCGCTCATCAAGCGCAAGCGAGCTGAGAAGAAACTCTGGGAGGAGTCGCAGCATCCGCGCCACCCTGCGGGGTCGGACACCGGAGGCGAGTTCGCGCCGGCAGGCGGGGGCGCCGAGTCGGCCACAAAGGAGAAGGCCAAGAAGAAGGCCGTTATCAAGGGCGACGTGTCCGAGGCGGCCGACGCGCTGGGCGTGGTGCCCGACGACATCGCGGAGGGCTTCGGCCTCGACAGCGACGAGTTCCACACCGAGATCACAGCCAGCGAGACGAGGGGCGAGGGCTCCGACCCGGACGAGAGCTCGATCCGCGCCTCCTTGGCCGAGAGCTTCAACGAGACTTTCGACCGCCAAGAGGAGTTGGACCGCTTCATCGAGAAGGAGCGCGAGAGCTACGACGACACCGACGCACGCGAGTACGTCGAGGGGCCTCTCCGCAAGGACATCGCCAAGAATAAGGAGCTACGAGACAGCGTGCTGAAGGAGGCCGAGCTGGACGACTCGGCGAGCGACGCGGACAAGCAGAAGGCGATCGACGAGTACGTGCAGCGAGAGACCGAGGACCAGCTCAACGAGTACATCGACGAAGAGATCAACCGGATCGTGGATGACGACTTCGAGAGCCACGTCGACAGGATGCGCGACCAGTACATCGAGGACAACTACAACGACGAGGTCGACGCCTGGCGCGAGGCGAACCCGAGCAGCGTGGACCAGATCACGATCGAGGGCGACGTGAGGACCGCCGACAACCACAGGGTCGCCTCGTTCACACGCGAGATTCACCCCGAGGACGGCTACGCCTACCACGCGAGCTTCTTCATCGACAAGGAGTACCAGAACAAGAAGATCGCCCGCGACCTGCTCGACCGGAGCGTCCACATGTACGACAAGATCGGGCTGAATGAGGTCAAAGTCTTCGCGAACGGCGACGTCGGGAAGTACGCCTGGGCGATGTACGGCTTCGACTTCGACGACCAGTACGCGCTGGAGAACTTCCGCTCGGCCCTGCTCGCCCGCGTCGCCGAGACGGACGCGTACAAGAAGATGACGAAGGAGCAGCAGGTTCAGGAGCTCGCGAAGGTCAGGGCGGTCAAGCACTCGTGGGACGTGGCCGCGTACCGGGTCGGCGGCGAGAAGGTCGGCAAGGACCTCATGCTGCACGGCACGTCGTGGAACGGGACGCTGAAACTCAAGGGCGAGGGCCGAAAGATATTCGACGCGTACACCGCAGCCTCCAAGCGCCCGCCCGAGGACAAGAGCCAGCTCAAGCTCCCGTTCGCGCAGAACGACGGCATGGCCGACCAGGACAGCGAGGCGTTCCACTACGACATCCTCGGCATCGAGGACGAGATGCACGCGATCATCAACCGCCGCGACCACGCGCACGCCTACGAGTGGAACGAGTCGGAGCACCCCCGCGACACTGAGATGGACGACGCCGAGGGGAAGAAGCTCCTCGACGAGGCCATCAGGGAGCTGGACGGCGAGCACGACCACGCGCACCACTACCGCGCCAAGACGGGCCCGGAGCGCCGGGTCGACTTCGCGCAGGCGAAGCAGGCGCTCGACGCGAGCGAGTCGAACGTCAAGGAGCGGCTCACGGGGCAGCTGAAGGGCGTGCAGGACCAGCTCCTCGCCTGGGTGCGCGTCACGCCGCTCAACTCCGACGTCGTGCGGCAGCTCGCCGTGGCGACCCCGGCCGACACGCAGCGCACGCTCCAGGACATGTTCGAGGGCGCCTGGGGCGAGGGCAAGGACGCCGGCATCTCCGAGGTGCCGCGCGCGGTGCGCGCGCAGCCGCGCGTGCAGGACGTGCGGACCTTCGCGCTCCTCAAGTACGACGCGGGCTTCGAGCCCGAGGAGGCGATGACCGCCTTCGAGAACAGGGCGTGGATGATCAAGGACGTGATCGACGCGAACATCCAGGCGCAGGTGCGCCTTGAGCTGTTCGAGCACCTGAAGGGCGGACGCACGCTGGGCGACACAATCGACCGGCTCCGCGAGGTGTTCGAGCCGTGGGTCGGCGACCCCGAGAAGGTCGGGTCCGACGACCTGCTGCGCGCGCCGCGCCTTGAGAACATCGTGAGGACCGAGAGCACCTGGGCCTACAACCAGGGCCGGCTCGCGGTGGGCGACGCGGCCGAGGACTACGTGATCGGCTACCAGTTCAGCGCGATCATCGACGAGCGCACGACCGAGACCTGCCAGACGGCGGACGGTCTCGTGCTGCGCAAGGACGACTCGCGCACGATCCGGCTCACGCCTCCGCTCCACTTCCAGTGCCGCTCCGTGCTAGTCTTCGTCACGCAGGACGACCAGCCCGTCGAGTGGTCGGACGACCGCGAGATCGACAAGGCGCTGGCGCTCGTGCCGAAGGGGTTCAAGTGAGCCTGGAGGATGCGATCAAGGTCTCCCCGGGCGAGACCGTCGAGGAGCAGACTATGCAGGTAGGCGTCGCGATCGGCGGAGAGAACGTGCGCGGTATGCGGGCGACGGCCAACTGCCCGTTCCACGAGGACGCGGACCAGCACTCGCTGGTAGTGGACATCAGGGGAGGCGCGTTTCACTGCACCGGGTGCGGCGCCCAGGGAAACGTGGTCACGACTGTGGCAATGATCGAGAGGACAGACGAGGAGGAGAGTTGATTCCAACACTAGCACAGGACCTGAAGGTCATCATGGGCAGGCTCGGCAGCTGGCCGGGCGACTTCGGACCCGAGGCGGCGATGAACCTCGCCGCAGTGGCGAGCCAGAACCTGACGCCAGGCGCACTCGCGGTCGACGCGAGCCCCGGCTGCGGGCGCAGTCTGGTGCTGCTGGCAGCGGCGGCCTACCGCGCGGGCGCGAAGGTCGGGGTGGTGCGCGACAACATGTCGCCGCCCGAGCAGCTCTGGTTCAACAGGGCGTTCCGGCTCTTCAAGCTCAGCGAGGCGGTGCGCAACGACGACACGATCGCGCCTGCGGACCTGGTGGTCGTGAGGAACGACCCGGAGCTCGCGCGCGCGGTGTTCGCCTCGCTGCTGAAGCCCGAGGGCATCCTCGTCGGGCTAAACATCCAGCAGCTGGAGAACCTGACGCCGGAGCAGTCGGGCAACGGCTGGGCCGTGTGGCGCAGGCCGAAGACGCCCGAGCTGAGGGTCGTGAAGCCGGAACACGCTACGATGGACGCGGCGACCAAAGACAAGCAGCTCGACATGCGGTCGTTCCTGCCGCCAGACGACCCCGAGTACGACGCGGAGGGGCTCGATGGAGTACGGGCAGACGGCTAACGGGACTTTCACGTCGACGGGGTGCTACCCGCTCCCGCCGATGGACCTCGCCGCCGCGTGGGGCGACCCGCGCGTGGGCGACGCGCTGAGGCGCATCGAGGGCACGGTCGCGGAGATGGCTGGCACCGACGTGCAGCTCTCGACCAACATGCGGCCACGGAGCGAGAAGGGCTACATCCTGTTCCAGGTGACGGCGACCTTCCGCTTCCCGATCGGGAGGCTGTGATGGCTGTCGAGCGGATGATGCCCTACACGGCGAGGACGATGCAGGTGCCCGAGGGCGCACCGCAGCACGAGCGCCACGACGGCGTCGTCGACATGCCGGAGTACCGCCTGCTGGAGGCGCTGCTCTCCGAGGCGGTGAACACCTACGTCTACGGCGACGAGAACAAGCGGCACTGGGTCGAGGCCCGGCGCTGGCTCACGCGGCCCGAGCAGCCGAACTCAAGCCTGTACCACGACGGGATCACCCTCCAGTTCGTGTGCTCGCACCTCGGGCTCGACGCGTCCTACATCAGGAAAAGGGCCTTCGAGGAGAGAATCAGGAACAAATCTGTTGACACTCCACTGGAGGTTGCTGTATAAGCTCCTCCTAGATACTATTTCAGGGCTTGTGACATCGTCGCCCTTGCCAGGACCCACGTCAGCGACGCAGCGAAAAGCCTGAAGACCGAGTATCCGGCAACGGAGAAAAGTTTTCAGGCTTTTTTGCTGTGGACCCGAAGAACCAAGACACCCTACCGACCGTGACCCTCGACAACGTCGAGGTGTTCTCCGTCGGGACCTGGAACGGGGACCCGTACTCCGAGCACGACCTCGACCAGATGGTCTCCGCGTTCCACGAGCTGCGCTCCAGCTGGGAGCCGGCCGCGAAAGCGGGGCACGAGGACGGGCAGGAGAAGGACGGCATGATGAGCCGCCTCTTCGGCGTTCCGGCGCTCGGCTACGTCGACCAGCTCGCCCGCAAGGGCGGCAAGCTGATCGCGCGCTTCAAGGACATGCCGCGCCGCTTCGCCGGGCTCGTCAAGGCGGGCACCTACAAGAAAATCTCCTCCGAGGTCTACTGGAACTACAAGAACCCCGCCACCGGCAAGGTCTACCCGCGCGTGCTGAAGGCTGTCGCCTTCTTGGGTGCGGACGTTCCGGCAGTCACCAACCTCAAGGAGATCGAGGCGCTGTTCTCCGTCAAGGACAACGGCGCGCTGGTGGCCTACGACGACGCGAAGAACGAGTTCCGGGCCTACGAGCAGGAGTACTGCGGCGAGGCGTACGTCGCCCCGATGCAGACCCGCAAGCTCGACAAGGCCACGGTCAAGTACAGCGAGAGCGGCAAGGCGGACGACACGTGCGGCAAGTGCCGCTACTTCCAGGGCGACCAGTGCTCCGTCGTCGAGGGGACGGTGGACTACAACGGCACCTGCGACTTGCAGAAGCCGTACCCCTCGAAGATGGCCTCGATCGTCCGCGTGAAGAGCCACAGCATCGTCCGTCAGGGCGACAAGTTCTGCGTGGTCTCGAAGGACGACCCGAGCAAGGTCCTGGGCTGCCACGACACCGAAGAGGATGCCCAGAAGCAGCTCGCCGCTGTCGAGGCAGGCAAGGCGGACAACGGCAACAACGACAACGACGGCGACGAGATGAAACCGCCTTTCAAAAAGAACAATTCGGAGGGTCACATGAACGAAGATCAGATCAACGAGCTCATGAAAAAGCGCGAGGACGAACTCAAGCTCCAGATGTTCAAGGAGTTCGAGGATCGCATCCACAAGGCGCGCGAAGAGGGCAAGGAAGAGGCCAACAAGGAGGCCGAGGCCCTACGCGAGGACATCCGCAAGCTCCAGCTTGAGAAGCGCTCCGAGCGCATCGAGGCGTGGATCAAGAGCATGAAGGAGCAGGGCAAGCTGCTCCCGGCCGAGGAGTCCAAGGTGCGGAGCCTCCGCCAGTGGATTCCCGACGAGGGGACCGACCTGAAGTTCTTCTCCGTCAAGGAGGGGAAGACCCAGGAGTTCACTGCCGGGCCGGCTGAGATTTTCGAGTCGCTCTTCTCGAACCGTCCGAGCATCTTCCGCACGCTGAGCGCGCACGAGGACAGCGAAGAGGACCAGGGCTCCGTCCTTCAGGACGCGGGCGCCGAGGTCGACCGCCGCGCGAAGCAGTTCGCCGAGAAGCGGGCGAAGGACGGCGTGAAGGTCGCCTACATGGAGGCCGTCAAGCACGTCCTGGCGGGCAACCCCGGTCTTGCCGAGCGCTACCGCCAGCAGCGGCAGTAAGCGGGGCCAAACCAAAAGGGACGTAAAGGAGAACAGCTATGTCTGAGAAACGTGGTGGAGACTTCGGACCTTCTGCTGTCGCGAGCGGAGACCTGAGCGGATTGCAGTTCAAGTTCGTCCGGTTCATCGGCAACGACGTGTTGATCCCGACCTCCGGCTCGCAGTGCCTGGGAGTCTTGCAGAACAAGCCCAAGAACCGCGAGTTCGCGGGCGTCATCGGCATCGGCTACACGAAGCTGTGGCTCGGCAACTCGATGGGCAGCGGGTGCGAGGTCATGGCTGGCAACCAGGGGTTCGCGACGATCGCGGCCTCGGGTCAGTGGACCCACGGCTTCCTGCTCACCGCCGGCAACTCCGGCGACCTGGGCGAAGCTGTCGTCGGCCCCGGCTACATCAAATCGGTCTAAAGGAGAGGCACAATGGACGGAACTGTAAACCCTGGTATCGTAAAACGCTTCGCCGGAGCCACGGGCCGGGACTTGCACATCGACGTGCCCCTCACGGGTCTCACGATCGCGTACGAGCCGCAGGGCCTGATCGCGCCGATGATCTACCCGGTCGTCAGCGTCGACAAGGAGACCGGCGTCTACTACACCTGGCCCAAAGCGGAGAGCATGCGCCTGTACGACGCCTTCCGCGCGCGCGGGCGTGAGGCGAACCGCATCACGTTCGACGTCAGCTCGGACGGGTACGCTGTCAAGAACTACAGCTTGGCGCTGGACATCCCGCTCGAAGACATCGCGAACGCAGACGCGGCGCTCAACATCCAGGCTTCGGCCGCAGAGCGCGTCACCGACGGTCTGAATCTGGCCTGGGAGGACCGTCTCGCGACGACCCTCACCACGACCACGAACATGACCTCCTCGACGGCGCTGGCCAACCCGTGGTCCGACTTCACGAACAGCTCGCCGATCGACGACCTGTACACGGCCCGCAACGCGATCCGCAAGCAGACCGGCTACACGCCGAACGTCTGGATTTACTCCGACGTGGCGTGGACCAACATCTCCCGGCACCCCGACGTGATCGAGTTCATCCGGGGCAAGGGCGACGACACCGGAGGCGGCCCCGTGAGCGAGCAGCAGCTCGCCAACGCCCTCGGGGGCGGGCGCGTGCTTATCGGTAAGGGCCTGAAGAACATCGCGGCAGAGGGCCAGGCCCCCGTCTTCACCGACGTGTGGTCGACCGCCTGCGTGGTGCTCTATGTCGCGCCCAACCCGGGCATGATGCAGCCGTCGCACGGCTACACCTTCCGCTGGACCCCGACCGGCCTCCCCGGCCCGCTGGCGGTCGAGCGCTACCAGAACACGCGCCCCAAGACGGAGTCCGTCGAGGTGCACATGTTCCAGGACGAGAAGGTCACCGGCGCGGACCTCGGCTATCTGATCGTGGGGTGCTAAGTGAACGTCTTCACCAAGGCGATCGACACGAAGAACTTCAAGGCCGTGCCCGGCATGGCCGTGCCGCGAAAGTACGACAAGCCGCACGTCATCCGCCACCTGCGAGAGAAGTACGGCAAGGACGCGGTGATCGCGATCGGCCAGGACAACCTCGACGTGCTAACTGCGATGCTGGGGGGCGAGTCGGCTGAGAAGTCGCTCGCCTCCATGAAGCAGATGAGCGTCGAGCAAGCGCAGAAGATCAAGGCCCTTGAGAAGGAGAACGCCGCCCTGCGCAAGCAGGTGCAGCGCCTTGAGGGGCCCCAGCAGTAAACCCGGACCCGCGCCAGCGGGTGGCGAGCCGAGAGGCTCGGGAGGTACAGCGTGAGAATCAAAGAGCGGTTCCTCAGCCTGACAGCTGCCAAGGTAGTCGGCACGACCGACTGGCGCGGCGTCTCGATCATGAGCTCCGGCACCACCGTGGTGTCCGTGGCCGCGACGCGCGCGAAGTCGGGCGCGGTGATCCTGACCCAGGCGATGCAGATGACCGTGGCGACCAACTCGGCCAACCCGAGCGCCATCTTCACGGTCCCGGCGTCGGTGGGCAACGGCAGCTTCATCATCACGACGATCGGAAGCGTGGCGCCCCCGGTGAACATGCCGGTGGCTTGGGCCATCATCCAGTGATGTCGCGATGTCGAGGATTCCGTACCTCTCCCGGACGGCGCTAGTCTTCCAGGACAACGTCGTCGTCAGCAGCGGGGCCGACTTCGGCGCGAAGCTGACAGGCCAGTTCACGCGCTTCTCCGGGGTGGGCCTCATCGCCTCGGGGAGCATGTCCGTCCGGCTCCGCACCTTCGCGTCCGCAGCCGGCACGCCCACGCTCTCCACGTCGACCTGGGCGCTCAACTCCGGCACATCCATCCTCGACGTCGCAAACTACGGGAACTACACCGCGATCGACGTGACTGCGGCCAACAGCAGCGCGTTGAACAGCACCCTGCTCATCTACGGCGAGCCGCTTCGCTAAGGCGAGGGCGGAGATTTAATCTTCAACTCCCTCCCGAGGTGTGTTACACACACAGCGAGGAGGGATTGGCGCTTTGATGAGAACCTACGAGCTAGACATAGTGATGTACGTCTCCGGGCTCCCGTTCGACGGCGACACGATCCCGTCCGGGCAGTCGCTCGGCGGGTCGGAGACGGCTGCCGTCCAGCTGGCCGAGGAGCTGGGAAGGCAGGGCCACAGGGTCACCGTCTTCTGCAACTGCGAGGGCGTGAAGGAGATCGGGGGCGTGCTCTACTCGCCGATCGGCTGGGCGGGGCGGCAGTTCCCGAAGGGCTTCTACGACTACATCCGCTCCGTCCCCGTGGACGTGTGCATCGTGCAGCGCATCCCGAGCATGTTCCAGTTCGAGACGCGCTCGAAGGTGAACCTGCTCTGGCAGCACGACCTCGCGACGAAGACCGGCCCGTCGATCTTCCAGCCCTACTGCTGGAACATCGACCGCATCCTCGTGCTCTCCCAGTTCATGAAGAAGCAGTACCAGGAGGTGCACGGCGGCAGCGACGACCTGTACCACGTCACGCGGAACGGCGTCGACCCCGAGCTGCTCGCGTCGGTGCCCGAGACTCCGCGAGACCGCTTCCGGCTGACCTACACCGCGCGCCCCGAGCGCGGGCTCGACATCCTCCTGCGCGGCGTGTTCCCGAAAATCCTTGAGCGCGAGCCCCGAGCCAAGCTCTACGTCTCGCGCTACACCGACCCGAACACGATGGAGTTCTACGGGCAGCTGGAAGCCGAGATGAAGCGCTTCGGCGACCGCGTCGAGTTCCTTGGCAACCTGGGCAAGAAGGCGCTCTACGACAACTACCGGCGCTCGCGCCTGTACCTGTACCCCTCCATGTTCGAGGAGGTGAGCTGCATCACGGCGATGGAGGTCGCGGCCAGCGGCTGCGTGTTCCTCGGCCCGTGGCGCGCCGCGCTCCCCGAGACGCTTGGCGGGTGCGCCCCGCTCCTCACGGACGAGGGCGTGCTGGGCCGACCCGGCGACGCCGCCGAGACCGGGCTCAAGCCCCCGAGCGAGAAGTTCGTGGCGGCGGTGGCCGACCACGCCGTGCGGCTCATGCGCGACGACGCGTACTGGGAGGACTGGCAGCGGAAGTCCCTCGTACGCGCTCAGGGGCTCAGCTGGAAGGGTGTGGCCGAGGACTGGATGCAGCTTGTGCACGAGACGATCGCGAGGAAGTCCGGCGACGCGCGTCGCATGGTGCGCCACTTCCTGTTCAACTCGGACGTGGTGGCCGCGCGCAAGTACGCGGACGAAGCGAAGTCCCCGCAGCTCCAGCGCTCGGTCGACAACTACGTGGACCGCTACGTGCCGTTCATGTCGCGCCGCATCCCCGAGGAGAAGCGCCCGACGATCCAGCAGTTCTACGAGCAGCGGAGCGGCGGCGACCGCGCCAACTGGCAGACGGCGATGTACGCCGAGACCGAGGTGCGGACCCAACAGCTGATCAACTTCATCCGGCCGCACGTCGAGTCGGGCGACATCAAGACGCTGCTCGACTTCGGGTGCGCGCACGGCGGCTACACCAAGGCGTTGACAGACGCCTTCCCGAACCTGAAGGTCGTGGGCGTGGACACCTCGCCCAGCCTGGTCAGGTGCGCGAACGAGCTGAAGGCGAGCGGGCAGTGCAAGAACCCGCAGAACATGCGCTTCGTCGTCGCAGACGAGAACACGAGCATCCCGAAACTGAACGACCTTGAGTTCGGCGATGACGGGATCGAAACGTATCAAAAGCCGTTCGACTGCGTGGTCGCGATGGAGGTGCTGGAGCACCTACCCGACGCCGAGGCTGCGGCTACCAAGCTGGAGGGCTTGTGCAGGGAGGGCGGGTGGACCATCTTTACAGTCCCCTCTGGCCACCGTGAGCGCGACGAGCTGGTGTCGAAAGGAGTGCCTCCGGTGCACGTGCGGTCCTTCGACCTGCACGACCTGCGCGACCTGTTCCAGAGGAAGCCCGAGTACTCGGTCACGAGCTTCAGCGACCTGACCGAGGCCGAGATGGACCGCACGTTCTCGTGCTGGTTCATGGTCTGCTACAGGGCCAACCACTGGCCGCTGGGCGAGATCGACTACCAGCGGAAGTTCTTCCTCCAGGGGCCGCGCGAGACCCTCGCCGTGTGCGTGATCGCGCACAACTCCGAGGACGTGATGCACCGCTGCCTGCGCTCGGTGATCCGATACGCGGACCAGGTGATCGTGGTCGACAACGGCCCGTCCACCGACCGCACGGCCGAGGTTGCGATGGAGTACACAGAGGACGTGCGCGCCGGCACGAGCCCGTTCTGGTGCTACACGCACCTGGTCGTCCACCCGTACGACGGGATCGACCCGAACGTGTGCGAGATGGCCGGCTTCGAGACGCCGCGCAACGAGTCGGTCGAGGGCGTGTGGACCGACTGGATCATGTGGATCGACTGCGACGAGCAGCTCCTCGACCCGGCGAACCTGCCGAAGTACCTGCGGAGCAACTGCTACGTGGGGTACGCCGTCGAGCAGCACCACATCTCGGTCGACGCGGTCAGCGCGATGAAGCGCGACGTGCCGGTGCGGCTCTACCGCAACGTGCCCGAGATGCGCTTCTACGGCATCGTGCACGAGCATGCGGAGCTGGGGATCAACAGGGGCGTGGGTCCGAACGTGATGGTGGCGACCGACGTGAAGCTCCACCACGACGGCTACCTGGTCGAGTCGATCAGGCGGAACAGGTTCCGGCGCAACCTCCGGCTCCTCCAGTGCGACCGCAGGAAGTACCCGGAGCGGCTGCTCGGCTGGTTCCTCTACGAGATTCGCGACTGCCAGCACATGGCGCGCTACGAGCAGGAGCAGAACGGCGGGTTCGTCAACGAGAAGGTGCAGCAGCTCTGCCACACGACGATCCGCGCCTACCGCGAGAAGTTCATGAAGGACAACATGATGATGTCCGAGGACGCGCTCAACTACTACTCGAACGCCCTGGCCATGCTCGGCATGGGCGTCGACGTGGTCGCGGACATCGAGATCGGGCGCCAGGGGAGCCCGATGGGCCCGCAGAAGTCGGTGATGCGCTTCCGCGCCGCCGACGTGAACGAGGCCGCAGAGATGCTCAAGACCCGCATGGGCCAGCTCGCCGTGCCGCACTCCGGGAGGTACGTGGCGTGATCGACGACAAGGTCCCGGAGATCACCGAGGGGTTCACGCTCGCGGTGACGCGCGCGGACGGGCAGAAGCAGGAAACTACCTACGATCAGGACGGGCCGCTCGACCTACAGAGGACTGCGAGGGCCGCCGTGAACGAAGCATTCGCAGAGGCGCTCGACCGGCGCCTCGCCGATATTGTCACGGAGGTTCTCGACTATGAGCGACGGCGTTCTGATTAAACACGACTTCAAGTTCTTCATCCAGCGCGACGACGGACGGACGGAGGAGACGGAGTGGATCGACAACCTCTTCGTGAAGCGCGGCATGTCCTACCTGGCGCGCCTCCAGTCGACCGACGTCGTCTCGGCGATGAACTTCATGCACCTCGGGAGCGGCACCGTGGCGGCGACGCTGTCGGACATCGCGCTAGGGAGCCAGTCCGGCTCGCGGTCCGTGATGGCCTCGCGCCTGGTGACGGGGGCGAACTCGAACATCCTGACCGAGGTGGCGACCTTCGCCGGGTTCCTGAGCGGGGTCACCTCGATCCAGCTGAGCGAGATCGGCATCTTCAACCAGGCCAGCTCGGGCGGCGACATGCGCTCGCGCGCGGTGTTCGCGCCGATCGTCCTGGCCGACACGGACTTCTTGCAGGTGACCTACCGGACCACGGTCGGGAGCATCTGACGAGGGACGGCGGTGAGGGGCCTGCTTGTCCGCCAGCACAACGGCTCCTTCAGTCTCCTGCGGTATGAGCCGATCATCCAGGAGGTGGCTGGCACGGATCACTTGGACGTGTATGTTGCTCCTGGCGATCCTGTTGGTTTCAGGAATATGTGCGTGGCTGGCACTCACGCACTTCTGGGCACCGCTCCTGTCGGACTCGATGACACGGGCGACGCTCTCGCCGTAGAGGTGTTCATCGTGCCGAAGGCCGCGATGTCGGCAGACTTGAGGCGACGGATTTTACAGGCGCAACTATCTTATCAACCCACAACCAAGGAGAAGACTATGTATGACATCGTGATCAACGCGACACTGAGCGGCGACTCCGTGCTGGGCGTGGCCAGCGTGTCCAAGGACGGCAAGCCGTTCACCGACTACAGCGCGACCTACCACAGCATGAGTGCGGACCAGATCAAGATGCTCAACGCGCACGTCCAGGACTTCGTGCGGAAGAACCGGCTCACCGGCCTCACGCGCGAACAGATGCAGAACGTCCAGAAGCGTTTCGCCAACCACATGTTCGCGCTGGGCGACAAGGTCGGGAAAGGCAGAAAGTAAAAAGGAGAGGTGGACCATGACGGAGCAAGAGAAGAACCAACTGAATGGCCGCATCGCGGACGCCCTGTTCGGCTGGGACAAGCGCGACAGCGGCAAGTGGGCGGACCCGACCGGCGACGAGTACGACCTAGCTCCCAACTACACGGACAACAGCGGCCTGGTTGTGAGCATAGAGTACAAGCTGCGGGCTCGCGGCTTCTCCCTGAGCTTCGTCTGGCCGCTCGGGCAGGCGTGCGAGTACAAGCTGACCAAGAACGGGCAGGACTACATCGGCGTGGGCGGAGTCAAGAGCCTCGCCATCTGCCTCGCCACCCAGGCCGTGCTCGACGCGGGAGTGCTGCTTAAAGCGGACGTGTAGGGGGATCGGGGGGTTCCAGATGACCATAGAAAAACACCCGACTCGGGAGTTGCAGCAGCAGATCGTCGACCGGAAGTTCCTGTTCTCCCGGCCCGACCGGCTGAACCAGAAGCTGTTCGTGATCACCACGATCTTCAACGCGACGCGGTGGCGCTCGCGGTGGAGGCTGTGGGAGGACTTCGCGAAGCACGTGCAGGAGGCCGGGGCGGTGCTCATCACCGTCGAGATCGCCTTCGGCGAGCGCGAGTTCGTCCTCACGCAGGAGGGCGACATCTACGACGTGCAGCTCAGGACGAACTCCGAGATTTGGTTCAAGGAGAACGCGATCAACATCGGGGTCATGCGGGCTGTCCACCTCGGGGCCGGGAAGATCGCCTGGGTGGACGCCGACACGATGTTCGCGCGCGGGGACTGGGCCGACGAGACGCTCCACCAGCTTGAGCACTACAACTTCGTGCAGATGTGGAGCCAGTACCAGGACCTGACGCCGGACCACGAGCTGATCGGCACGGCGACGAGCTTCGCGGACAACTACCTCAAGCACGGCTACAAGAAGCCGCCGAAAGGGAAGTGCTACTATGGCTACCCCTACGGAAAGAGAGGTTATCCGGGCGCACCGGGTCTTGCTTGGGCTGCTCGTGTCGATGCTCTTGATGCTACTGGCGGCCTTATCGACTATTGCATACTGGGGGCCTGTGATTGGTACATGGCGCACGCGATGATCGGGCGGCTCGACGACGTGCTGCGGCCCGAGTACAACAGGCGCTACTCCGAGCTGATGCGGGAGTGGGAGGCGCGCTGCATGCGGCTCTACAACTCCAGCAAGCGGGGCATGCTCGGCGTGGTCCCCGGGCTGGCGCTGCACATGTTCCACGGGAAGAAGGTGAACAGGAAGTACGGCACGCGCGACCAGATTCTGATCGAGGCGGACTTCAACCCGGACCTCGACCTGAAGCGCGACGCGCAGGGGCTGTACCAGCTCACGAACCGCTCGCCGAAGCTCCGCGACGAGATTCGCCGCTACTTCAGGGAGCGCAATGAAGACAGTATTGACGTCTGATGAACGAGATAGCGCTGACAGGATTGCAGCTCTTCCTGCTGGCGACGGATGCGGTTGGCATCTTCGCGTCGATCATGATCGCGCAGTACTACTGGACGGAGAACAAGACATCGCCAGTGTATCTGCTGTACGTATTCTTCACGGTGCTGACGCTGGTGTTCGTGGCGCTCACCATCTCGGACACTATGGTCATTCTCAGAGCGCCGCAATCCTGGGCCACGATGCCCATCGTGCGTGGCCTCGTGTTCAGGGCACCGCTGACAGCGTTGGAGCTGTGGATCATCAGTAGACAACATGGCTAGTAGACCGGCACAGCCCGACGTCCTGTTCGACCTTGCGACCAAGATGGGGGAGCTGACCGGGTCGCAACACGCGGTACTGGCGGAATTGAGCAGGCTCAACAGTGAGCTGCTGGGTCTTCGGGCCGAGCTGGATCGCAAGCACGAAGAGAATCTCAGGCTCATCGCAACCCGCCACGATGAGAACATGACGGCGATCAACATGCACGCTGCGGACGACGCGAGGAACTTTCAGAAAATCTTTCGGTGGATGAACTACTTCTCAGGGGCGGTTGGCGTCATCACTATCATCTGGGGAATTATCAAAGTGGTCGCGCCGTTTCTGTCGTCAGTCAGACTGGGTGAATAGGGGGGGGGCATGCGCGAAATGCTTGATGGCAAGAAGACCTACCTCGTTGCGATAGTGCTGATCGTGTACGCCGTCGCCGGTTACTTGAGCGGCCACATGTCGCTGGACGAGGCAATTAGGAACGTGCTGGATGGACTCGGCCTGGGATTCCTCAGAGCCGGGGTGCAGAAATCTGGGCTGGAGGGATGACTATGAAGGTCGTACGACTGATCGCGGTGTTGCTTTTGGTGGGGTGCTCGACGTTCTCGAAATCAATCGCTGTCACGGGAGAGTCTCTGGACGCCACGGGTCGGCAGTTCGTGCAGGTGGCGGCGCTCTACAAAGACGGGTGCGACGTGAAGAAGACTATCGCGCCGGACGAGTGCAAGAAGTTCGCTGACTTCGGGAGAAACTTCCAGAAGGTCTTCCCGACGGCGGTGGGGCTGTGGAAGTCGGCACGTGCGGCGGGCGACAGCACGACTCAGCAGGCGCTTGAGAGCAAGCTGGGCGAGCTGGCGGGCGCGTTGAGTCAGTTCAGCATAATGGCGTTCAAGGCCGTGGAGGGCAGCTAACATGGGAGCGGAACTCGCACTGCAATTGATCCCTGGGCTCGTCGTGTCGATCGGGCAGATCGTCGCGATGATGCGCGACGATAGCATGACGCCAGAGCAGAGGGCGGCACAGCTGGATGCGATTGAGAAGCGCCTCGACGAGACGATGAAAGCTGTGCAGGCGGCGCAGCTGCCGAACGCCGGGAGCAACAACCCGTGACGATCGACTGGACTCACGTCAGGCACTTCAGCATGGACGAGTTCGCGGAGCCGGACAAGCTCCGCTGGGACATGCTGAGGATGCTGGACAACCTGCGGGAGAACTGCGGCTTCCCGATGTACGTCACGTCGAGCTACCGCGACCCGGCGCACAACGCTGCGGTCGGTGGCGTGTCCGACAGCTCGCACTGCCTAGCGCCCGACGGCCTGTACAGCGGCGTAGACATCTCGATCACGGACGGAGCGCGTATGTTCAAGGCCGTGAAGGGGGCGCTCGCTCTCGGGTTCAACCGAATCGGCGTCTACCCGAAGCATGTCCATCTGGACATCGAGGGGCGGCTACCGCAGAACGTCATCTGGACGGGGAGCGACTAAATGGCCTTCATACCAAGCGCATCGAGGTCCACCCGCAGACGGGCTACGAGTTCCTCTGGCCCATCGGGCGCGAGCAGCCCATGCGCGGCGGCGAGAAGATCGGCATCGAAGTGACGGCGGTCGACACCGTGAACGCGGTCGGATGGTTCTGGGCGGACGAGTAAGCCATGAGCGGAATCACCATACCGGCGACCGGGTCTGGTACACAGAACCCATCCGTCGCCACCGAAGTAATAAGCTCAGACCATTATCAGCTGTTCAAGCTGATCGACGGTAACGTAGGCTCGTTGAGCCCGGTCGGTACATCGGCCAACCCACTCTTTGTCAGGTACACCGTATCGACGCTGCCCATCACCGGAACGGTCTTAACACAGGGTGGTTCGCTGACGGCATTTCAAGGGGCGGCACCGTGGACCTTCATTGGCTCGGTGAACATCACGGGCGATGTGGCAGCAGGCTCGCTCGACGTAGGGTTCCCGGTAAAGATCGGTGGCTACGCTATCTCGTCTGCGTTCCCAACTTCAGTGGGAAGCGGCACCAGGGTCAACGCGCTGTTCGATAGGACCGGACGTCAGATCACGATGCTCGGCGCTCCGCTGGCGCTGCGGCAGAACAAGCACAACGATTTCACCGGGCCACTGAGCGGGACCGTCGTGTGGTCTGCTGGCGTGGCGAACCGCATAATCGTCACCGACTTCAACGTCATGGCTGGAAGCGGCACCAGCGGCATCGTCACTCTGTTCTACGCGCGATCAGGTGCTCCGATCCAGTTCACCGTCGGATCGGGCATCTGCCTGTTCCGTGCT